ATGATTAAAAATCAATTAAATACATATAAAAATCAATGGCTGTCTGTACTCTTGTTCAGTGTTAGTAGCTGGGTATGTGCACAGCCGATTGTAGTTGAAGGCGTGGTCCCGAATGAAGCCAGCAAACAGGCCATCCTGACTAAAATGCACAGTGTGTATGGTGTGGACCAAGTCATTGATAAAATTCAGGTTAAATCGGTTGCTGCACCAAATGGCTGGAGCGAATCGGTCACACGAATGATCACGCCAGACCTAAAAAAAGTGAAGCAGGGTCAATTGTCGGTACGCGGTACGCAAATTGATTTAAATGGAAAAATGTCCAATCAAAATGATATCCAGCCAACCACAAATGCTTTTCAGGGCTTGGTACAGGCGCCATATCGTTTTAATGCACAGTTATCTGTAAATCAGGCCGAACAGAAAATTATTGATGATGCCTTGAAAAACCGGATTATTGAATTTGAATCTGGCAGTGCGGTTTTAGCCGCATCTGGGACAAAAATTCTTGATGAGATGGCGATTGCCTTAAATAAGGTTGGTGGCAAGCAGGTGAAAATTATTGGCCATACTGATAGCTCTGGTGATGCCAATAAAAACCTGATCTTAAGTAAAGAGCGTGCACAGGCGGTAAAAGATTATTTGATTGGCAAAAATATTCCTGCAGATAGTTTGAGTGTGGAAGGTTTAGGCGCCAACAAACCTGTGGCAGACAACTCAACAGCTGAGGGTCGTAAAAAGAACCGTCGTATTGAGTTTGAAGTGATTTAAGTGGTCATTAAAGGAATAAGAGCCATCTACAGGATGGCTTTTATTTAATATGCTATATTTCGTATAATGTGTGCAGGATTATGTTATTTGCACTTCACATTGCTACAAATAAAAAGCCCATTGGTAAATTCTCCAGTGGGCTTTTTATTTGTCAATGTTGCTAAGATCGCAGAGGGCATAGAAGGGCATTTAACATCAATCTGCATTATACGAAATCGTTTTTTATAGTTTTGGTTCTTTTCTTTCATTGTTTTTATTTTTCTCTTTATAACTAAATTTAACTTCTATGTCTTTGTTTTCATAGTATTTAATTAGCTTGTATACTACATATACAACTACAGTTATTAATATGATTGCTGTAATTCCCTTCATTAAAATCATTCTAAAAATCATTGATTCTATTTCAGCACTCATATTATTTAATTGTATTGCTGCTTCTTCCATTTTTTGTCCCCAGTAAGTAGTAGGTAGTAGTAGGCGCAGGCAGGAACTTGTTCCGCCGCGACTACTACTTGAAGGAGTCCACGTCTTCTAATGGTGGACTCTAGTCTTAAATTTGAGACTATTTAAGAATAATAACTTTCCCGCTTTCTGACACTTCGGCTAATGCTATAGCTTGTTCTAACACAATATGGGCTAATTCTGTGTCTTTTATTGGCTCACATTTTTTAGCAATTAATTTTTTGTTTAATTCAACTGCTTTGTTTCTCAAAAGCTCTTTCTCTTTAGCATTCAGCCTTAACATCTCTGCCATGATTGTTCCTTTTCAATGAGAGCCAATTTTCAACATTTTATATAAACATGTATACATGCTTTACAAGAAACATATAAATATGTTAATTTCAGCATCAATAAGAAACATGTATACAAGTATTATGTTAGATCATCTTTGCATCAATGCTCCGTTTGAAAGCTCATTCTATGGATTGAATGAGGCTGGTGAGTATTTTTTTATTGATGTTGATTTACATAGTATTGAGATTCCGCTTGCATCGCGTTCAGTACATAAAGATGAAGATGGTGACATAAAAGCGAATGCTTTATTTCATCCGTTTGAATCGGTCCCAACACATTATACGGGGATGGCTATGAAAGTATTTTTTGATTCTTCATATGCGCCTTACGTCCAAATTAAGGCTTCGCCTGCGAAATTATTGCAGGGCCATAATGTGTTTGGTACTGATGATATAGAGCAGGGTGCTTTAGAAATGATCGGCTTTTTGTATGAAGCTTATCCAGTTCTTTCTAGAATGCTTGATTGGTCACAAGCATGGGTTTCACATATTGACGTTACATATTCTGCCCGTGTCAAAGATCAAAACACCGCTCATAAAGTTTTGGATTTTTTATCCAATGTTTCTAATGGCCAGACTCGGCTTTCTAAGAAAAAATTTGACACTTCCGTTTACTGGGGCGGACAAACTTCCAGACTTGTAAACCACAAGTGTTATTTAAAACATGAGGAATTTTTAAAGCAATTTGAAGAACAAAAACAGCTCGCTTTAAAAAATGATAAAGCTGCTCAACGTGTTGTAGATGTTATGTCAGATCAAAGGCTGATTAACTGGACTGTTGGTTTATTGCGGTTTGAATCTAGATTAAAAAAACGTTGGTTAGAGCGGAATAATATCCCTACTAATTTATTTGAATTAATCAGATTCCAAAAGCAAAACCCTGAGATTCTCCAGCAGTTATGGACCAAAGCCACGTCAAAGATATTTGAAGCATTAAGAGGTCAAACTATGAAAGTTACTGACGATAAAACTGTTTTAGAAGCAATTGAAAAATCAGAAATTGTAAAACGTGCTAATGGCAAGCCATCGCATGTCAAAGTACGTAATCTTTTCGCTTTGTATTGTCTAGTACGTGAAAAAGGTATCGAAGAAATCAAAGCAAACTATTCAAAGGCATCTTTCCACCGTCTTTTATCTGATTTGATGTTGTGTGGTTTCTCAAAGGCTTATCTTCAGAATCTCCACACTGAAAAAGCTAACAACATTATCCCTTTTGTCAAGCTCGTAGAAATTGACTTATCTCAGCAATTGCCTGAGTGGTATCAGCCGCCAGTATCGCAATTCAAAACCTTAAAAATAGCTTAGGAGCATAGAACATGACAGGCCAACATCCAGTTATGACAGTTACTGGTATCCGCAAATCTGCCGGAGACTTCAAAGATGAGTCAGGTAAAGAAATTAAGTTTTCTAATACCGTTGTAACAGTATTACAAGAATATTCAGAACGTGAAAAAGAGCAGGGTGCTATCGGTATGAAATCTACCGATTACAAAATTAAAGGCGCTCAATTCTTCAATGATTATCTGCAACAGGAATTGCCAGCAAAAGCAGAAATGCTTTTCCAGTGGGATTTTTCAGGCAAACAGCCAAAGGCGGTGTTACATGCGCTTAATTTCGATATTGACGCTACATCAATCTGATTTGGTTGAGTGCCCGATCTGCTACACGATTATTTATCAAGGCACTCTTTTTAAACATATTTCCCTTTGTAAGGGTTAAAGGATTTTATAAATGATACAGATGCTCGTTTGGTACTTCTTTATTGTTGGTTTACTGCTCCACATTGCAGCGCCTGTAGTCATTTTTAAAATGAGAAAAGCAAAATGATTTGTATGTTCTACGCTGAAGATCAGACAAGTTGTATTGCTTATCTCTCCAGTGAAGCTGTAGGCGCTCTTATGATCATGTTTATTGTTCTTTTGGGTGTTTATGGCATTTTTAAAATAATACTCCGTTTGATGGGGTTTAATTAATAGGGGTCTATCATGGATCAAAAACAACTTGAACAAGGTTTAAAAAACAAATATGGCACTGGTAAGAATGGCTTTAAAGCATTCTTAAAAGACGCTCGCACTTATGGTCTAGGCGCTACTTTGGGCGGTGCTTTGGCTGCTTCAAATGTAAACGCTGCTGTTGATGTTACGGACACGGTTGCAACTCTAACCTCTGATGGAACGGCTGCTATTACTGCTGTTGGTACTGCTTTACTTGCTCTTGCTGGTATTGCTGTTGTTTTCAAATGGGTTAAGGCTGCATTTTTCAGTTAAGTGTTTCGGGTGGGCTTCGGCTCGCCCTTTTTTTCAATTAAATATTTAAGGGATTGGGGTTTTTTATGAGATTTTTTAAATATTTGATTTTTTCTTTTCTTTTTCTATTTTCTTCTTCTGCTTTTTCGTATTGGAAATATAACTATTATTCTTCTAAGGTTTTTGTTGGCCCAACTGCTGAAAATGTTTGTGAACAGATTATTAATTATGTTGGAAAAAACAAAAATCATAAAAGTACTACAGTTAAAGAAAATGGCTTTTGTCAGTACACATATTTTGCCACAGATACTCAGAAAACATACGCCTACATGACCGATTTATATAGGCCTTTTCAAGTTTTAGAGTGTTATTATCCTGATTATAAAATTGTAACTCAACCTGTTACTGGTCAAATTAAAGCTTCTATTTGTTTAACTATTGACGGTTCCATGTGTAAATATGTTGCCGATCGAAAAACTTTAAATAATGAACCTATCATTAATGGCAGTATTACAGCTATTTTTGAATCAGTTTCAAAAACGCCTGATCCTAATTGCCAAGAAGAATTATTAAATCCTCCTTGTGATCCTAAAGACCCGTATGGCGGTTGTTATACTCCTCCTAATCAAGAATGTACCCGACAATTTGACGGTTCTATAGTTTGCCCAGAAGAAAAAGAGCCGCCTATTGAAAAGGGCTGTAATGGTGCTGATTATTGCAAACGTCCTCCCCAGGGCTGCGGTGAAGGTTATGTATCAGGTACTTTCAACGGTGAACGAATCTGTATAAAAACAAAACCTAGTAATGGTGGCGGATCAGATGGCGGATCTGACGGTGGTGGCTCTGATGGTGGTGGCTCTGATGGTGGTGGCTCTGATGGTGGTGGCTCTGATGGTGGCGGATCTGACGGTGGCGGATCTGACGGTGGCTCTGATGGTGGCGGCTCTGGTGGCGGCTCTGGTGGCGGCTCTGGTGGTGGTTCTGACGGTGGCGGATCAGATGGCGGATCAGATGGTGGTGGTTCTGACGGTGGCGGATCAGATGGCGGATCAGATGGTGGCGATTCTCCTGAACTCCCAGTAAGCCCTGATTTGTCAGGCGTTATCAATGCAATTAAAAATGTCGCTTCTAAAATAGATCATTATTCAAAAGAAACCATTGAATCTATAGATACAATGTCAAAAAAAATCACAGGTAAAATAGATACTTCAAATGGTCATTTAGATCAAATTGAAGCAAATACGCTTGCCACAAAAAATAATACTGATCAAACAAATAACTTGCTTCAACAAATACTAGACAAAACTGGTAACGGTGGCGATGGCTCAGACGATGGATCAACTGGTGAGGGTGTTGATCTAACAGAAACAAATGGGCTTTTAGGTGAAATCCGTGATGGTATTAATGACATTAAAAATGTCTTTAGTGATGAAGGAAAAACAGAATTAGAACAGATTGGCCAACCGTCTAATGATTCACGCTATACCAGTGCTGAAGCAAATGCCCAATCTTCACTAAATAATTTAGCAAATAAGCTCACTTTTGGTTCTTCTGCTTGTGTTTCAGATTTTGAAATACAACTACCAATTTTTGGCTCTATCAATATTGCATTATCCCAATGGTGTAGCTTACTTGCGCTTATTAAAATTCTCTTTCAATTGGTTGTGCTTCTTACTTGTTTAAGAATGCTTGACGCTACAGTGAGAACAATATAAATGCCAATCCCTCTTTTAGTTCTTGCCTATTCGATTATTTCTGTTGTCGCAAAACTGGTTACTGGTGCAGCTACGGCAGGGCTTGTTTATTATTTTCTGATTAATACAGTCCAACCTTTATTGGATCGTTTAACTTCTGACATTACCAATAAAGTATCTGAATTTTCTTCTATTGGCGGCACATCATTCCAGGTTATTCAGTATCTAGATTTCCCACATGCTATTTCTATCTTGCTTGCAACTTCTTCCGCATGTTTCAGCATAAAAATTATGTCTATTGCAGTTCGTGCTTTCGGTATTAATACAGGATCATAAAAAATGGCAATTCAACTTATTACCGGAAAACCCGGCTCATATAAATCAGCTTATTTGATGTCTGTTGCTCTTGAGGAAATGAAACAAGGGCGATTAGTTTACTTTTGCAATTTTCGTGGCTTACAAGCTGAAAAATACCAATTAAATGTATTGGATCACTTCAATGAATGGGCTTCTGTTCCTGATGGTTCTTTAGTAATTATTGATGAGGTCCAAGAATTTACACGTGATGTACCAACAAACGCAAAAACAGAGGAGCTACCAGACTGGCTAACCTTACTTGAAAAACACCGCCATCGGGGTATAGACATTTTTGTTGTCACTCAACATCCTATGTTTATTCACACTCATATTAGACGGCTTTTAGAAAAACACATACACATGCAACGTGTGCAGGGTATGCCGTGGAGTAATAAAAGGGAATGGCAGCAAGTTTGTTCTGATCCTGAAAATATCGACAATGCAACGATCAAAAAAGGTTGTACTACTACAATTTATAGACCTAACAAAAAAGTTTTTGACTATTACGAGTCAACCGTTGTCGATACCCATAAATTTAAAGTTCCTCGTAAACTTATTACTTCTTTAGGTTTAGTTGGTGGTGCTTTGGCTTTTGTCTTTTGGCTTGGTGCGCCTGTTTTTAATAAATATATAAATCCTACTGGAGATAAGGAGGTTGTACAGCAAATTGCAGATAATCCTAATGCACCTAACCCCAATTTTTCAGCCGAAAATCAGTTATTAGTTAATATTTCAAAATGTATTGATCAATTGAATCTAACTGAAGAACAATGCAAAGAAATGTATGACCCGCAAATTATGCAGGCAAGACACGATCAATTAGAACAAACAACTAGAAACCACATGGATAATATTGTTGTTGACTATTCACCAGCCGATCCATTTAAACCAATCAATGTACATTATGAGGTAACCGCAAAACCTATTTTTTCAGGTTGTACAAAATTTAATGGCAAGTACTACGCTTACACGCAACAAGGCACTAGGCTTGATGTAGACCCGTCAGTCTGTCAACGTGTTATAGATGATGGTGATAGACCTTTCAATTATTTTAAACAAGAACAACAAGTTCAAGCGCAGGCGCAAGTGCCCCAACAGCAAAATCACCCTCAACAGTTCACCAGTGAAGATTTAGCAAAATATCAGCAAGCAAAAATCCAGGGCTTAATATGATTACTATTCAAGATATTTCTGCATTGCAATCCATGTCTACTTTTATTTTTGTAATGGGAATAATAGCCGGTTCAATTTGTACTGGACTTTTTAAGGCTATTAGAACCGCTATTTTCTTGCATTATAAATATCCATCTCGCATTAAAACTGAAAACGGTTATTTATATCGCTTTAGAAATATGTATGTTCCGCTTGATAAACGTAACGCTCTGCGTTCGCAGGCTATTCAGAAATATAAGGAATCACGCATTAAATAAAGTCTTTGATAATTCATGCAATTTTAGAGGGGCCGGAGTGGCCCCGAACTGATGCAATTAAAATTTTAAAACCTTCTTTCCCTGATTACAGGCTCCCATTTGACATAGATCGGTAGGATCAGAGCGACCCGAATGGGCGCGAACTGATAATTTTTTGGATAAAACTTGATTTCGTATAATGTATATTATGTTAAATAGAATATTCAAGACTGTGGCCTACACAACCTGTTTGTTGCCACAGCTCAGTAACGTGATGATCTACGATTATACATCACGTTACTGAGTATCCTAATGAACATAATATAAGTTATGCAGAAATCAGACCGCTACTCGACTTGCGTATTAGTCCAAGCCTACGCAAGTCTGCGTGGCTATGACCTCTATGTCTGGGTACATGATGCAGATTTGGTCAATCGTTTCCCGCATATTATAGGTTGCGGGAAATTGAAATTATGACCAGCGATTAAAGCTATAACTTTGCTGTGCTGGTCTATCTATATGATGCTCTAACTTATGGATTAGTAACTTAACTTCGTTAATTTTATCGTTTGTTGAACCTTGATCATGCTGAACATAAATAAGATATTCATTTAATATTTCAATAAGTTCTTGCCAATCATCTTGGCGCATGACTCCAATTGAACGTCTATATCGCATATATATTCAGCCTAGCGCGTCTGTTATTTTCTTTGAATAATCAATATATTCAGTCCTTGCTTGCTCCTTAAGCCACTGTAATTGTTAAAAATAAAGCAATCGTAGATTGCTGATTTTTATACAATTCCATACGTTTAAGCAGCCCTAAACATCAACAACTACAGTAAACATAGCAACTTTGAAATTCAAATGAAGATATTTTAATAATAAATCTAATGAGTTAAATTTTATTTGCTCATCTTGTGAATTAACTAAATTCCCTGATGCAACTGGACAATGAAATCCTATGCACCATTTATCATATTTCTTAGGTCTTGTCGGAACTGCAAGAAATTGAAATTGATCTTTATGCAATTTATAAATTTTCTTAAGTTGCTCTAATGTATATAAATCATGTTCCATAAATAACATTCTCATTAATATTGGGTGTGGTAGGTTCAGTATGATTTCCATTGACTGGTTGTACTTCCTGTTGTCGTTTTAGTTTAGACAAAGGAATTCTTGTATTTTTTCGAGACAATAATCGGCATTGTTCCTCTGTGATTTCAACAATATCACCGTAAGAATTTTTAGCATAACAATCACTTGATGACTCAATAACCATAGCAACTCTTTTTAATTCATCTTTTTGTAAATCAATAGGCTGATTAGCTTGTGTGACTTGTTTTTCTTGTTGAATTGATGGTGTAGAGCTGGGATTAATTACTTGTTTTTCGTCTTTAATTTCATCTTTTTTAAAGGGTGATAATGATGATTTACTTGGCCCTGAACATGAATATAGAAATAAACAAAATGCAGCAAGAATAAATAAACCTATACCTACCAACCCTTTTGGGTATCTTGGTTTATGAGTATCAATCGTGGTCGATTTATACAGCTTAAAGATGCGTTGTTGCGGTTTAAAATCAAACTTGGCTTCACAGTTTAATTTATTTACCAATGTATTTGGGTATTGACGACATGAACCAAAACGGTAAATTTTGGGTGTACGCCCATATGGACGTGTAATATGGTAATGGCAGCCGATTAATTCTTTTATGGTTGGGTGTAAAAGGCTTGGTGCTTGAGTAATAAAGTAAAAGTCAAAACCACGATGTCGATGGGTCGTTAGCTCCATAACCATATCATCTTTTACTTTAGTTTGAGCGTATGGGTCAACGAGCTGAACCTCGTCAATAGTAATAATTGAACCATCAGGACATTCACGCCAATCATGAATATTAGCTCTAACATAATCAATTTTAAGGGCCTTAATATTACTATAAATGGTACGAACAGGTTGTAAGCGTTTAAAGCCTTGCTCTCCTTCCCGATCTTCAATCCGTTCTATAATTTCATTGTATCTAACTGAACGTAGAAAGTAATAATCAGGTCTTAAATCATCAAAGTCTTGATTCAAGAAATTAAAATAATCATCAGGTAAAAACTCAATTTCATTTTTTAACTCATGACCTGAACCTATCTCAATTTCATAGTAAGCAAAGTCATCTTTATATTTCGTAAATAGCTGTTGATTATTTTGATGAATTAACTTGTTCTTTTCTAAGTTAATTTTATTTTGACGTTCGATTTTATCTAATTCAGTCACTACATAAGCGGTTTTACTTGCACCTGGAACGCCTGTTACTAAGTTTAGCATGATTGATTAATTCCTTTGGTGCAGTAATCGTCCTTCTCGTCGTAGCTCCTCGTCATCCTCATACTGCACCTACTTTTCTAAGGCTTAGTTTTGATGAATTTTGAACGTATTTGGTGACGATAGCCCCTAAGATTATTGAAAAGGCATAATCAAAGCCTGCTAAACCAGCAAGATTTAAAACAGTTGCAGAAATAGAGCCAAGAGAGCTTCTAAATGTAGTAACAGCTTGATTAAGCACGATCAGTAGTGCGCCACTGGTTGCAAGAGTAATACCGGCACCAGTTAAAACATTTTTAAGAAACCCTTTTTGTAAGGATGAAAATAAGGTTGATAAACTACTCATTGGTACGAACTCCTGCAATGATTAGCACAGCAACAAACGAAGAGATAGCAATAACAATCGGCTTGAATATGTCATTTAGCATTGAACAGAATGGAGTGAAGTCTTTGATACCAAAGGATTGAGAAACACCACCATAATTAAAATCATATGTGATAGGTGCCGGACATTGACCATTAAATTTAATATCCGTATTAATATTGACTGGTGTATCTGTAGGAAAATCTAAGTGAGTATCTTGTTGTGGTTCAGGTTTCAAATAATCTGATAACTCCCCTACTTTCTCTTTGATGAAATCAACTGATTCACAGACTGTACTTGCCCATGTACAGAAGACAGGAAAGTCTAAATTGATTGAACCATCACTATATCCCCCTGTAGCCGTTCCACTTGTAGGCGCTGGAGCTATATAGGGTGGTACATAAACCTGATCATCAACCAAGCCATTATTTAGTTCATTAATTGCTTCAGTAACTTCAGTTGGTAAAATATTGGTTGGAACAAGCGTAGGATCAACTAGTTTTGGTGCTTCTTGAGGTAATTGGGGAATTACTAAATCTACAGCAACGCTATCAGGTATAGCTTTAGGCTTTGATTGTGTAGGATTTAAAACAAGTGTTAAATCTCTTGTCCAGCCACAACCACTAGGAATAGTATCTTTACATAAGTCCATCGTGACACTGCCATATGAAGCACCATTCCATCTGCAATTTTGATAGCCAACAGGATTCAATTGTGGCCATTGCCAAGCCAATTCTGGATAAGCCACGGCACAAGCTTGATTCAAATTAGTGATTTGGATAAAACCACTATTCCTTGTGTCGATACCAATATTGCGATCAGCGATAGAACCAGTGATTGGAGTATAAATAGTTTCTGAATCTTGGTATTCGATACCCGTAGTAGAAGCAATAGAGGCAAGAGCTGCAAAAGGAGCAAGGCGTTTAGAAACGACATAACGTAAGACCTTAGATAGTGATTGTGGTGAAACTGCCTTAGTAACTACACGGCTTAAGCCACTAGCACTATTTGATAATTTAAATTGAAAATTGTAGTAGCCATTCTGTAAGCGACCTAAATATGAGGATGTAATCACTGATGCTGATGTATTTGCATAGGCTTGATACGGCATAAATAACGACATCAATAGAATAAGTTGCGCTAAAAAAATTGCTAAGAAGCGTGATAAATATTTTTTCATAGACGCTCACATACTTCTTATGACGAGCCAACATGCAGCTAAGATAATCAGAATGGGTATCCAATTAAGCACACTTGCTTCTTCCATGACTTCACCTTTTTTTATTTTAGTACCGCAACTTTTTTATAAGCTGCGGTATTAAGTGAAATTGAATTAAGCAGAGTTAGCACCACGTTTGATATAACGCCAACCAGCAAAGATACCGAGTAAAATAAGACCAGCAGCGAAAAGACCAGTAATAATTTCTTTACCACCTTCAATTTCGTTTGTTAAGCCTGATGCATCAATAGAACTTGCTGCATTGGTATGAATTGCTAAGGCTGTACCTGTTGCAATGATTGCCCCTTGTTTGATGCGTGTAGCAAATGTTGGACGTTGTACCAGTTGTAAAGCACCACGCTTTTCAATTACTGTTAGTTTTTCCATGGTAATATTCCCATTGGTTAGAGTTGATTTACAGCTTTTGCAAACAATGCATAGGCAATGAATACACCAGCTATACCTACTAATGAGCCACCAATCATTATCATTTCACTTTTTGTAATCGCTACCGATTGAAAAAGATCAAGGTAATTAAAGGTTGCCCATTCCACGCATGTTTGCAGACCCGATTCATTTGGTTGTGATAAAGTCTTGCAAACGTGCATTTTTTAAATTCCTTTTTCTTTAAATTGCACTACTGATAAATCAGATTGTAATTTTTCTAAATCTGTCATGAAGGTCATCCATCACATCGTTTTTCATGATTTTTGAGTGGCTCTAAATAAAAGAAATAAGCACCACATTTTTTACATGAATATGTTAAGCAACTCATTTTTGAACTTGTGGCACAAGGTCTTTTAAGATCGTGACCATTGATTTACCGTTACTCACTTGTTCCATTGTTGCCTCAGCATTCAATGGAAATTTCAAAGTTTTCAATTTCTCAAAATTGGCAGATGTGCCCCAGCGGATTTGTTCACCCACTTGACCAACAAAGTTATCCCCATCTTGTAATTCGGCTTGGAAAAAGATAGTTGTAGAGTCATAAGGTTTACCGTTGAACTCACCCTTTGAACTCTTTGCTCCAAGTACGGTAATCGTTGTTTTAAATTGCATGAGCTAATTCCTCATATATTGGTTGATTGATACGAACGGCTTGCATTGCTGCAATTGCAGAGAATTTCAGACGTTTAGGGACTTCATCTTTGGATGATGAAAGCATGGTCAGTAATTCAGAATCGTCATAGACTTTTCGGAATTGGCGAATGTATTTACCAAACTGAGTTTTGGTAATTTCGATTGCTTTTTTCCATTCGATTTGTGATTGTTTTTTAATGATCTCAGTCTTTTCGGGCATGATGTATTGCCCTAGTCTTGGCAATAAAACCTTTTCAAATACTGGATAAGCACCGACAAAATACTGGGATGGTGAAAGCAACATTTCTAATTCTAGGTAACGATCTTTGGATTTAAACTCGATTTCAATACGAACCCATTCGCTTAAGGGATCACCCTTTTCTTTACCTTTTTCATAAATTCGGCAAGATTTTCCACTTTCACGGACACCGATATATAAAGTACGTCCTTTTCCACTAGGACGTTTCCAATTACCAGCCTGTCTTGACTCAGGAACTCGACCTGAAACCCAAAACATTTCTTCTGTATCCCATTTATCGGCTTCGTCTAGAGAGATGTATTCACCCTCTAAGTCATCAAAGCAAATATCCACACGAGAAAGCTTTGAACCTTTGATTTGCTTCAAATATTTATATAGTTGTTCATTCCAGCCTTTACGAGCAAGCGCACATCCTGAGCCATTGATTTGAATATAAATATATTTTTGTTGATTTCCATACAGAACCATACCTAGATCATCCTGTAAGGTATAAGCATATCGATTATGATGCATGCCTTTATCACGTTTTTGACCTAGACCAAATCCAAATAATTCAAAAAGTTCTTGATCTATAACAGATTCGAGTAATTCAGTTAGAGCCTCATCCTCAATTAAAGGGTCAAGAGATAAATATTTTTCATGGAAATGAGATAAAGGGATACTGAAAGTGACCCAATCTATGCCAGCTATACCGTTATCGACTTTTGCAGCAATTGGTATAGGTACAATGCCTTTTCCAGTAGAAATAATTTTGTGGTTATCTAAATATCTTGGAAAGGCCCATTGTTCAGATTGCAGTGATTCATTCGGTAACCCCATATTATAAATTGGGGTTTGAGAACCTTGCTGATTTGGATGTACCGTGTTTTTTAGTACATTGGCTATTTTATGTTCAAATGTTTGAATGACTGAATTGTCCTGTGGCTGTTTCTGTTTTTTAGTGATGAGCTGCTGGCAATGGTTCAATTTGTTCTGAACAACACCGTTTAGGAAATCTTTTAGATTTTGGCAAACACCGAAATTAATTTCTGAGTAAGTCGCAGCTAAGACAATTTCATCCATGATGGATTGTGATTGTTCATAGACTTCTGTAAGTTGATGAATATTTCTATCGAAGTCTTGGATTTTATTAATCAGTTCCCATGCCTTGTCCATCACCCTACTCTCCTAAATATTCACGAATTTCAGCGTTTGCTTTTTTATAAGTTTCTAGGTGGGCATCAATCAGTGAATAGTCATACGACCAATCACTTGCGACCACTGCCAAATGCTCAAGGCATCTTTCTGTAGATTCTGCTGGGCAGCAGACTTCTAAGCATGGATTACCGTGTTCGGCAACAATCTTGGCAACTTGGTTAAAAGCAGCTTGAATGAAATCGAGATGATTTTGAAACGATATAGCAGCCATAGTTACCTTGTTTAAAAGTTACCAATATGTGTATTTAAATTAAATCATTTTAAAAGTAACTTTACAACTTAAATTTAAGTTTAAAATAAAACAAAGTTACTTTTAAAAATGGATTCAAAGTTATGGCAAAGGTTTATAAAATTCGAGATGAAGAAGTCGACAACATCAAAGAATCTTTGATGAAGTTCGTTATTGAAAAAAAAGTCTTAATGAAAGAATCAGATGTAATTCATGCTCTGATTAAATATCATCTAAAGAATTTAAAGGCAGATGAAGTTATGAAGTATCGAGAAGAGGTACTAGATAAAATTGATTAAAGAGCTTCATAGTTAGTAAAATCTATAACGTTTTATAAGATATTACTGATATTTATTTTTATTAAAAGATATATTTATCAATGGTTTATAACCTAGGTTATACAAGTACCACCTACTCTATTGAATTTTAAAAAATTACTCAATTGTAAATATTTATTAAAAGTCTTAAATTTGAGACTAGAGTCCACCATTAGATAACGTGGACTCTTTTTTTGTTCATAAAAAATCAATCTTCGCTGAAGTATTCACTTGTGCTTCCACCAGATTGATCACTTTCAAGAATATCTACAACGAAAGGAACATCAAACTCTTCTGGTACTGCTTCAGAATCATTTTGCGAAATATTTGGATCTATACTCATAGCTAAGCCATTTTATAAAAGAAAATAAGAATCATAGATACCATAAAAAAGATACCTGCACCAATAGTAAACCTATATCCCCAAATCATTAATCCAGTTTTTTTCTCATTTTCTATTCGATATTTAGATATAATTTGAGCATAATTTTTCGCTAATGTTAAATAAACAGATTCTAATTTTTTCTCTTTAAAAAAATTGATAAGACTTTCATCTGAAGACATCTTTGCAACTGAACGAAGTTTTATGCTTGAGAGAATAAAGCCCCATGCAATACAGAAAAGAAAAAAAGTAATCGAAATAACCGCCTTAACTAATAGGAAATATAGATACTCTGGCTTTGAAGTCCACTCAAAAACCCATCTAACTATTAGGACATACGCAGTTATTGCTACAGTTAAAGCAGTTAAATATTTAGCTGCTTTATCTTCTAATTTACCAAATCTATTTTTTTCATCTTCAAGCTGAGCTTTTTGATATTCATAAAGAGCTTTATATTTCTCTCTATCAACCTTTGGTAACTCAGCTTTTGGTTCATCTTTTTTAAAAAAACATTTAAATTTCATATTTACAATAGCTCAAACCATTTATTTAGGCACAGGCAAATCTGAAATTAATTTATAATCAATTCTACGTTGAATAAACTGTTCTTGCATCCATATAAGTAGCTTCATAACTAAAGTCACAAATACAATCATAATTTTCTTATTTAAATCAGCATCTTTATAAAGGTATTCCTGTTTTACTCGCTCACCAGTCGCCATGTTAGTTCCTTCTAAATATACACATAGCTGATCACAAGGCAGAAATCTACTACGACCTGAAGGTAAGGCATCAACTTTCAATCTAAGTGAATCTAAACGGCTATCTTCAAGTAAATATTGTCGACGATGTGAATAGCTATTTCTTATGTCATTAAACTTGTCAATAGCATCATAAAAATCTTCATTCAAACCTAGATTCTTAGATATATTTAATTTAGCTTTAAATGAAGGATTACTTCCTCGGCCTGAAAATAAATCATTTGTATGTGTAATTTTGGCACACCAAATATTAAGAAAATCTTCTAGAATTAAATGCCCACGTAAAATAACCCCCATAGTATCTGGGGAATTAATCATTGCACCATAATCATTATGATCAAAAACATTAGAGAAATCTCCTCCAATAGGTACATAGGTGGAATAATCTATTTGATTGTCAGTCAT